AGATACGGTAAAAGAGATCATCATACAGAAGCCGGCGCAGATCGGTATAACTGATTGGGTGGTTGATTGCATTCTGTGGATCGCAGTAAACGACCCAAGCCCGACTGCGCTGTTTTTGGCAGATCAGGAAACGGCCCGCAAGATTATGAGATTCAGGCTTGACCCGGCGTTTCGCGCTTTGGGCCTTGTAAAAAAGAAGATGGCGAAGAACTCGCAGCAGGATATAAGCAAGTTCGAGATACAGCTTTCTAACGGTTTCTACCTTGCGGTCGCGTGGGGCAGCTCAATATCACAAACTGCATCGATGAGCTTTAAGCGGGTATTCTGCGACGAGGTGAACAAACCCGGATACGCTGTCATAAAAGACGAAGGCGACACGTTAGACCGCATCAGAGAGCGAATGGAAACATTCGGTGACAGCAAGTTTGTGCTGCTATCAACACCGACTACCGACGCGGGCAAGATCACCACAGAGATTAACGCTGCTGATGTGGTCTATGATTACTGCGTGCCGTGCCCGGCTTGTGGCGTATTCTCACCCATGAAATTTGACGGTGTAAAATGGGAAGGCGGCAAAGCTGCGACGCGAGAACAGATCGAGGCAACGGCCCGGTATCATTGCCCGGCCTGTGGCGTCGAAATGACCGACGACGACAGGCAGATTGCAGTATCACAAGGGCAGGCGATTGCCAGAGAGCCGAAGAGCGGTGAGAAGATCGGCTATCAACTGCACAGGCTCAACAGCTTATTTAAAGGCGGCAACCTGGCGCGAATGGCTTACAATTTCACCAGGTCGCAAGATGACCCGCAGAAGCTGCAAAACATTATCAACAGCACTTTCGGCGAGCCATGGATACCACGCGTTTCTGTTTCTGCTGACGATGCCAGCAAAATGATCCTGGCTTGCAGATCCGCAACGCCTAAGTTAACGGTGCCGCCTGATACTTTGTGTCTTGTGGCAGGCGTTGATATGCAGATGCAAGGCTTTTGGTATGTTATCAGGGCTATCTGTGCAGACGGATCATCGGCACTGGTAGATTATGGCTACCTGCTGGAATGGCAGGATCTGGAAGAAATCATTTTTCGCAGACCCATTGGCGGAAAAAACGTTTGGAGAATGCTGATAGACACGGGCGGCGGCAAGACAGCAGACGCTTATATATCACGCACAGAAGAAGCGTATCTATGGATTAGAGCTAATAACGGGCGCGGTGTGCAGCTATTCGCTTGTAAAGGCTCGAGTAAAACGATGGCGACAAAGTTATCTGTCGGGCAGCCGATTGAAAAAACACCATCAGGCAAGCCGCTAAAAGGCGGAATCAGAATCATACAGGTAAACACTCAGGCGATAAAAGACGCGCTCTGGTGGAAAGTGGAGCGCACCAACGAAAGCCCGGAAATGCCCGGCAACTGGTGGGTGTGTGCTGACGTAGAACAGCAGTATATTTCACAGTTTACGGCAGAAGAAAAGCGTCGCGACAGATCCGGGCTTGTCGAATGGGTGCAGGTGAAGAAAGATAATCACTTGCTCGACTGCGAAGTCTACGCCTTTGCTGCGGCTGATCCTGAGCTATTCGGCGGCGTGCGTGGACTATCGCGGCAGTTGGCTATTGTGAAAGCTCAACAGGCCCGAGTTAATCCAGCTCAGAACCAGAACAAGCAACCGCGACCTAATCCCTACCTGGAGGAATATTGATGGCATACGAAAACAGAATTTTGCTGATCAGGCGCATATTTCTTGCCGAAGATCGCGTGGTGGAATATAAGCCGCTTGAAACGCTCTGCCCCGTATGCCAGTTTTTAGGCTTGCCGCCGGGAAAAGTATCGGTTGATCGCACGGCAGGCACGATTAGGTATTGCACTTGCGAACAATGCAGCGCAACTTTCAGGGCAGAGGGGCCAAGTGTAGCAGAAATCAAGCAGGAAAAACAAGTCGTTGCAGAGATTGAATTGAATATTAAAACGAAAAAATCTATCAAAAAGGCATCAGGCAAGGGCCGGAAACGATAACGCGCTAACAATGCGGCAGGTAGAATTATTCTACTTGCCGTTTTTTTTTGCCTGGTTTGCCTTAATAATAAAAGTAAGAACACGCAAGGGGAAACACAATGGGTTTAGCTGATCTTCAGGCCACGCTTGCAAAATATGTCACCGCTCGTGACGCGATTTTAACTTCGCAATCATACAGCATCAACGGCAGATCGGTTACCCGTGCAGACCTTGGCGAAATTGAAAAACAAATTTCTCTGCTTGAATCCAGAATCGGCAGACTGACACGCGGCGGGCCTTCTATAAAATCGCCGTCGCTAGGGGCCTAATGTGATATACGACGCAATCACAAATATTATTGCGAAATCAATCGCCCTGGTAGCACCTGGCTACGCAAGGGAATATTTGCGCAACCACCGAGTATGCCGGGCTTATGAAGCATCGAAAACTACCGGGCCAAATCGAAACTTCAAGCCGGCACAGGCTTCAGGCGCACAGGAAATAGAATCTTCCTGGCTCACAGTGACCAACAAGACCCGCGCCCTTATGCGCGATAATAGCCACGTTGCAGGCATGACCCGGCGTTTTGTTGCTGCTCTGGTTGGGGAAGGCTCATGGCCTCGCCCGAAGATTCTGAAGGCAAGCGCGTCGAGTGCGTTTGATTTTGAATCTGAAATTAACCGGCAGATCCTTGCACGATGGGAAGTATGGGCCGCTGACGCTTGCGCAAATGGTGATAGCATTTACCAGCTTCAGCGCGTGGCGGCATCTGCTTTCTTCATTGATGGCGGGTTGCTGATCAGGCGAATCATAAAGGGCAGGCGGCTAATGCTTGAGCCTATCGAGCTTGACCAGCTTGACAGGCTGAAAGATACCGACTCAGGCGCAAAGATTCGCATAGTTGGCGGCAAAGAGCTTGACGAGTTTAACAAGCCCGTTGCCTATTGGATTAAAAAGCGCTTCCCGACAGAGCTTGACTCGGCATCTGAGCGCGTTCCTGCCGAGGAAATCATTGATATATTTGACCGTGACCGGGCATCAAGCGTTGGCGGCATTAGCAGACTTGCGCCGTCGGTTATGAATTTCCATAACATCGGCAAATACCGCGCCGACACGATGAGCCTCGCCCGAACCGCCCTGGGATTCGGCGTGTTTGTGCAGACAGAATTTCCTGAAGATAATTTTGCGAGCACAGCAACCGCTGATACAGATCCTGACGGCAGAGAATATGAATTTGTGACGCCCGGCGGCATTCATTATTTACGCCCCGGCGAAACTATCAACCAGGTTAAACCAGAAAACCCCGGCACGCAGTATGAGCCTTTTTTGAGGGCTGAGTTGCGCGGCGCTTCTGTTGGCGCTGGTATGAGCTACGAATCAGTTAGCAACGACGGCAGCCAAACCAACTTTTCTGGAACCCGGCAGATGCTGCTGTTTGAACGAGCGTTAACCCGCTATACATTCGCGATCTTCGAGGAAAAGTTTTACAGTCGCGTTTATCGTTGGTTTATTGAATTTGAAAAAGATTTCGGCAAACCTGTTTTGAATCTGCCCGGCTATGAACAAGACCCTAACAGGTTTCTGCGTTGCGCATGGAGCCGCCCGAAAACTGAATGGGTTGATCCGCTGAAAGACGCCAAGGCCGCCAAGGAAGAAATAGCGATGGGCGTTAATACGCTTACCGAGTTTTGCGAAACAGCAGGCCGCGACATTGAAGAAGTGGTGGCGACCCGCAAGTATGAAAAAGAGCTGTTTGAAAATGCCGGTGTTTCTTCAGACATTCTTGCGACAGCTGAAAAACCGCTTACGTTTGAAGAAATGGCAGAGGAAGGACTAGACAAATGGCTGAAATAGACAAACTGCGACAGATTGCTGAAATATACGGTATCGCAGTCCGTGCCGGCTTGGTGACGCCATGCTTGCAAGACGAAAACTTTTTTAGAAAATACATCGGGTTGCCAGAAGCGCCGGAAACGGTAGTGAAAGATTGGGCCGATTCTGAGGGTGTAAGAAGGCCGATTACATTACAGCGCCCTTCTAACTCTGAAGAATTGCCAGATGGCGCAAAAGACGAAATCGGAAACGTGTTGGTAGATGGCGAACCGCAAGCAGCAGACACAGGAGAAGACGAGAATGCCTAATAAAAACATGAAGAAAGCGCCTGCAGGAATCCCGCAGGGCTTGGCAACAAGGGCAAATATCGCTGTTAATCCCGTAACATACAGAGAAGATGACGATAGCGTTGAGTTTACCCTCGCAACAGAAGAACCGGCCCGCGTTTGGGATTGGCAGCGGTTTGAAGCTGTTACCGAAGTGATTCAGGCAGCAGGCGTTAATTTGCCGAAGAATAAGCAGATCCCGCTGATCAACAGCCATGACAGAAGCAACATTGATAACATTCTTGGCTCAGTGCGTGACATTCGCGTAGAGGGCGAAAGCGTTATAGGTCGCCTGTATTTTAGCAAAGACGAAACCGCGCAAAGAGCCTTAAACAAGATTCGTGAGGGCCATCTTGACAGTGGCAGCGTCGGCTATGAACAGGCCGAAAGCGCCTGGGTGCCAGAGGGCGAGAATACCGTCATCAACGGCAAGACTTATGCAGGCCCGATGCTTATTACTAAGAGCTGGAATCTTAAAGAATTTTCACTCGTGGCTATCGGCGCAGATCCAAACGCCAAGGCCAGAGAAGAAATTATCGAAACCGTATCAATCAGCCGTGAGGCTGTCGAACAAATTGACAAGGAGTCAGAAACAATGGAAAAAATTACTAACCCCGTTGAACAGCCTCAGACCGTTGACGTTGAGGCAATCAAGCGCGAAGCCCTGCAGATTGAGCAGATCCGCGCTGCAAAGATCACAGAACTTTGCACCCGCCATGGTTGCCCCGAAATGGCCGCTGATTTTATCAGAACAAGCGCAAGCATTGAATCAGTGCAGGACAAAATCCTTGACACCATCGCAGCCCGCACCGTTTCGCTTTCTACCGCTCGCCCGTCTGATGTTTCTATCGGCAAAGAAGCCGGCGAAAAATTCCGCGACGCAGCCTCTGATGCTATTATCATGCGCTCTGGTATGAAAGTGGCAAAGCCCGCTGATGGCGCTGAACAGATGCGCGGCCTTTCTTTCGCAGACATCGCACGCGAAGCACTTAACATGAAGGGCGAAAACACAAGCCGCATGAGCAAAGAATCCCTGATTCAGCGCGCCCTTGCTGTTTCAGACTTCCCAAGCATTCTCGCCAACGTAAGCAACAAGGCCGTTATGATCGGCTATCAGGCAGCCCCGCAGACATGGCGTGCATGGGCCAAAATGGGTATGCTTCCTGACTTCAAATCAGCACAGCGCGTGCAGCTTGACGACGCTCCCGACATGGTAGCAACTCCTGACGGGCACGAAATTCAGCAGGGAGTTATCGGCGACAGAGGCGAAAGCATCAGCTTGGTAAACTATGCCCGCAAGCTCGTTATCACCCGTCAGGCTCTGATTAACGACGACATGGGCGTATTCAATACCATCTTCAGAGCTTTCGGCTATCGTGCCGCGAACCTGATCGAAGCAACCGCTTACGGTATTCTGATCAATAACGCTCTGATGGCTGACGGTTATGCCCTGTTCTCAACCGAACACACCAACCTGGCCGGCTCTGCTGCTGTTGTTAGCTCAACCAGTGTGAATCTGCGAGAAATCGACATGATGAATCAGACTGCCCCGAATGGCACCAAGCTATCAATCATGCCACAATTTCTGATCGTTGGGCCGAAAAACAAGATTGCGGCTTCTATCCTGTGCAACTCTGCTTCCTCACCTGACGCAACCTACAGCTCAGGCGTTGTTAATCCTTTCGGCGACCTGACCCCTATCGTTTCTGCTCATATGGGCCAGAAATGGGTGCTGGCAGCTAACCCGAACCAGATTGATACCGTTGAAGTGGCTTTCTTGAACGGCAAAGATACTCCGACCCTTTACAGCACTGACAATGACGGCGATATCCTTGGTCGCTCATACGTTGGTTACATCGACATAGGCGCCGCTGCTCTTGAATTCCGCGGCATGCAGTATAACGCCGGCGCCTGATCCGTTAATTAACTAACTCTATGGGGCGGGCAACCGCCCTATATATCTTGAAAATGGAGACTTAAAAAATGATCAATCAGATATCTGACGGCCTGACCCTGACCTTCACTGCTGCGAAAAACATTACCGCCGGCGAACTCGTTCACCTTGGCGGCGGCGTTTGTGGTATTGCAGTTAATGACGTTGCCAACGGCGCGACAGGCGTCGTGCAGCTTCGCGGTATTTATACTGTTCCCAAAGTTGGCACCACTGCCATTACACGCGGCGCGGTATTAAAGCTTGGCACCGCCACCAACACCGTTGCCGCAGCTTCTGCTGGAACCACATTAGGGAACTACCTGCTCCTGCGCCCCATCGTCGCATCTACAACCGCCATGACTACCGTTCAGGTTATCCTGGGCTGCTAATCAATGACTCGTTACGGGCTGCTCGACGCTTTCGACGTGGTATTTGCCCGGTCATTCACATGCTTATTGCCGCCACCATACGATACGGCGTGGGAAGTTTCGGAAAAAATAGCTGATGCGATTGATACGGCAGCCCGTAATGTTTACTTGATTCGGCGCAATCTCAAGCGAAAATATCGAAAAAGGTTATCACAATGACTCTGAAAACGCAGATGGCCGCTGACATTCTCGGTGTTTTCATGGACACCGACGAATTTGCAGAAACCGGCACCTATACAAGCCCTGCTGGTGTTGTTACCGCAGGCGTTAAGGTTGTCGCTGCGATTCAGAGCTTCATTCAGGAAATGACCAACACAGCCGGCTTAGGCGCTACAATCGTAATACCTCGCGCTACTGTTTCAGTGGTCGAGATACACGGCAAAATCACAATCACAGCCGGCGCTTTTATTATTAACCAGATCATCAGCAAAGACGATGATACCTATACCGTGGCGGCTCTGGGTGATACCAGGATCAGCCCGGCAGGAATGAGGCAATAGCATGGCTTTCGACTTACAGATTAGGCCCGACTTCGGCGGCTCAGGCTCAGAGCTTGAGAAGCTGGTTGCCCGCGCTATCGGCTCAAACCCAGTTGCTGCTGCTGCTTACGCAAAACAAACCGTGGCGTTTATAGCTAAGGCACAAAAAGGCGCTTT